CGGAATGGCGAGGGCGATCTCCTCATCTACCATTTTAGCGTAGTCCATTCTTTGCTGCCTGGCGGCCTCTTCGCGGGCCTCCTTCTCTTTTTGAGCGCGGAACGCTTCCAGCTCCCGAACCTCTTCTTTTGTCATTGTCATTGTGACAACTGTACTTTTTGTTTCCATGATTTTATAAATTTATGATAATACTGTATTTTGCCTAATAGCTGAGTAAAGCTTGGCGATCTCACGGGGCTGGGGCTTTTCCTGAATTGCCTTGATGCCGCCTTTACGGATGATGCTCTCGAGCTTCGGTATAAGGGCGTTCAGCTCGTCGAGCGTCAGCTCTCTGAACCTCTTGCCGGCAATGCGCTCGCTCATGCAAAACTCATCGATGCCCTTCCAGTTATCTACTGTGTCAATGCCCAGGCGACCGATGCGCAGCAGTACGCTTGAGCGCGCCTTGCGTAGTTGCTCCTGTGCCTGTTCGCGGCTCCACTCAGAGCCATATTGCAGGGCGTCACACATAGCATCGAACTCTACCCGGGACATTTGTCGTAACGAGGTGGTACGGCCGTCAGTGAACTGCAATACCAGCTCTTCCTTATCCAGCCCCGGATTCTTGTTCAAAAGCGCGTAAAAACGCGAAAAACTATTCTTTGCCATAATGTTACTCCCCATAATAAAACTTGCAGAATTCGGCGCTTCTTTGATTCCAATAATTATAGCCCTTTTCGCTAGTAGCCCAGTCGAACACGCTCACACTGCTTGCGCCGCTGTGACCGCGCAGGATCCTGTCCTTTTCTTTACGCAATATGGGCATCTTCATTACCTCTTTTTGGTACTCATCATACCAGGGCTGTTTGCGTAACCAGCTACCTATTTGTCTCGGTGTTTTCATATTGTTATCCTCCATGATAAAAAATGCATAACTCCACCCTGCGTGAACTCCAGCAGTCATACCCCTGAATGGTGTCGCGCCATTCAAAGAGATTGATGCTGTCCTTGCCGGCGTGACCCCGCAGGATCCGATTCCGCTCTTTGCGCGAAATGCGTAGGTTCATTATCTGCGTGCGCCACTCCTTATACCAGGATTGCTGACGCAGCCATCTTCTGACTTCTTTCGGTGTCCTCATATTCTTCAATTTCATTTGTTGCTATTCCCCAATATTGTTCTGCTCCCTGCTCCCAAATAACCGCCTTGCCGGTAGGGCCGATAAAGCGACCTTTACTGAAAGCCATGTGTCCCTCTACCCATATCTTCAGCCCCGCATCAAACATCACGCTCTTAGCCGCCCTTCCTGCCGGCTGCTTGCCGTCGGCGTGTGAGACGAATATCAGCATCTTGTCACGGTGTCGCTCCTTGAAGGCGATATACTGCCGGTAGGTCATCTGCAGGTATTGGAACGAGTCAATCACTACGAACTCCGGAGAGCGAGGTAGCAAGAGACGACTCGACAGTTCATCAATCGTGGTCTCGGCCAATACCATGAAGTTGCTGTTGCACTCCTGCATATCGAACCTGCGTAGGGTGTTTTGAAAGCTGAAGGTGTAACCCTCTTCCAGGGAGACATAAAGCACACGTCCATGAGTTGAGAGCTCTTTGGCAAAGCTGACAACCGCCGAGGTCTTGCCGTTGCCGGAGCCTCCCCAAAAGAAGACAACCCCGGTACGATCAATCTCTCCGACACAGTTGCCCCACTCCCCGCCAAGGGAGAGCGTCCGGTGTTTTATCCGGATAACAGACTTTGCCGAAAGTGAACGTTTTCTCATTTTGAACAGCGTTTGAACAATGTTTTACGATTTCAACGATAGTTTGCGTTTTTCCTTATGAATGGACTTTTTGACACGGCGAAGGTCGTTGCCGCACTCGGAGGCTTCGGCCTGGACGGTGCGGATCGCGCGGGCATCATTCAGGCCGTTGGCCCTGCAGATCGCTTCCACTTCGTTGGAATTAACAAGCGCCAAATTGACGAACCGGCGACAGATCCGACTATCAAGCTCGTCATAGCCCTTCTTGCCGCGCATCACGCCCTTGCGCATGCGCTCTATCATGTAGTTGGTCGAGAGAAACACCATACCGCACTTATCTTCGAGAGCGTTATAGAGCGAAATGTAGTAGTACAGCACGGAGTCGGTCAGCTTATCGCCCTCATCGAATATCAGCAGCGGCGAATCCTGTTTAACCAGCTCCTTAATTATCATCTGTAGAGTCTCGCGGATGGTCATACCGGTAGTCCGAATGCCGATCTTGCCGGCAAGCTCCCGGACAAAGTCTCCTTTGTGCATATCCTCGGAACACACCAGACAATAAACATTGCGGTTTTCGCTCTCGAAAATAGATGCAGCAGTGCTCTTGCCGATGCCGGCCGGCCCGGTGATCCACATAACGCCGCTCTCTTCTTTGGAGTCCTGCAGATAGAGCATCAGGCTCCGAAATGCCGCAGTCTCGCAGATCTGCCAGTCGCCGCCTCCGGAGACTTGCGCAGAGAGGCGCATCCACATATCATCGGAGATATTCTCCCATTTGCCGTTGAGAATACAGCTCACGGTACCGGCAGATACATCCTTCAGAGAGTTGACTGCCTTGTTTTGGCTCTCGTAGCGGGCCACGTATGTACGCAGCTGCCCCGCTATCCGTTCTTTCATTTCGTTTGTCATATCCTTTTGTTTTAAGTTGTTCCTACATTCTGTCCCAGATATCTGCCTCATCCAGGTAGCTTATCTGCTTTTGCGATGCTCCGATGGTTACCGGTTCGACAGTGGTGGCCTCTGCAACCGACTCAGCTGCATTCTCCCGCCGGATCTCATCTGCAAACATCTCAAACTCCGCATCGCTGATGCCCTTGAGCTTGGGCATTCGATAGCCGTGTTGCTCCGGAGCGACACCGTGCTCGTACATCAGAGCGTGAGACTCCAGCTGCCGGCGCACGCGCTCCTTTTTGTTTTGGCGCTCCATAGCGCGAATGAATGCCGCTTCGCCCTCCTGTTGGTCCTGGATGGCGCGGTGTATCTTGGCGTAAGGCATCGCCTCGGTAACGAACTGAAGTCCGTATTTGTCCTTGGTGCAGAGTCGCACCACCGACATATCCTGAGGGTCGTACTGCACGTGAAACTCCCTACCGGTGTGACGGCTGCGCCAGTCAAAGTCCGGATTGCCGTCAGCATCGAACACCTCATAAGTGTAGGTCTGCCTATCAACTTGGATTGTGATACCACCTGCGGTAAATTTGCTCGGGCGCTCGGTGACGTTCCAGAACAGCTCGCGGCGCAGCACCTCATTGAGTTGAGTGCACTCGCTGTTAACGCTCTCAGCGTAAAGCTCGCAGCGTGGACGGTTGTACTTAGGGTGGTTCATCGAGTTCCACTTCTGACGCGCTTCGGCATATATTACAAGCAGCTCGTTGTATGTCGGCAACTTGTCCGCATTGGCCTCAATGAACTCGCGATCTATCTTGCTGGAGTCCATCTTGGCCGTAATGTTTTGACCGGTGAAACCGAATATCTGTCTTAGCACTTGTTCCTGAAATCTTTTGAAAATAGCCTCGATGCTCTTGCTTCGCGCATTGTATGGAGCTGTCGGACGGCTCACAGTGGCGATTTGGGCTAGCCAGATCTGCGCATCGGCGCGCTTAGTGCCACCCTGGTTGTCATACACCGCCTCGTATGGCAGCTGACCGGCAAACTCGATGGCATTGCGGAATGCCGTGCGCATCACCTCGAAGGACTCTACCGGAGATATCGCATAGCCAAGCAGCGTCTCGCTGTAGGCATCTGCAACCTCATATACGGTAGTGGTGGCAAGCACATACCTGCCGTCCCTGTATGCTTTATAATATAGGTTGAGTCGGGTGCCGTCGCCGTACCAGAGAGTGTCGCGGCGGGTAGGAAGGTGAGTGGAGTGCTGACGGTCATACTTGAGCCGGGCCTTGAGTTCGCCACCTTCGGATGCCTTCCATTTGATCATCACGTCGGGGCGCTGGAAGAATGCAAGCAGAGTGCTTTGGCTTTGGAGTGGCTTCCATCCCTTGGAAGGGGCAGTTTCGTTATAGAGTTCAAAAATTTGCGAAATCGTGAGTACCGGTGTTTTGCAGCACTTCCGTGCAATGAGCCAGCGCGCAGCGGCTGCCGTGATTTTAACGGAATTTTCGTTGGTCAGTTTGCGCGATACCAGGCAGTCGTAACCCTCTTTGCGGTATTGGCGCATCTTGTCCCGGAGTCTCGAAGTGCTTTGTGGCAATGTGTGGCCATATTCGTCACGGAGTCGGTCACTTTCTCCATAAATGGCCTCCCAATTTACCGGTGTGGAATTGCCGTGCATCTTGCGCATGCGCCGCTGAGTATTCTCCATATCGCACAGGTGATTGAGCACCGAGGCGTTGATTACATACTCCGACTGTTTGTCCTCCTTCAGATAGCTGCCGTCGGGCAGCACGTACTGCGCAAAATAGATACGCGCTTTTTCGTCAAATTTGAGCATCTTCCTTTCTTCCCGGATTTGTTGCGTTGGATCTCCGTATTTTTCTATGAAACGCTCTCGGAAACGGGTGGGCATTGAGCTGTACTCTATCAATGCCGGACTGCCAAGGCCCTTACCCGGGCGCAGTACGTTGATCTGACCGCGACGTAGGAGTGCTTTATAATTATGGATGCTCATTATTGCACCGCCATCATCATCTCGAGTCAGCTCTTCGAATGTAACCGCTATTATGTTTCCGAAGAATTCCATATTGTTTAATTTGATGCCGCAGTGGGATTCGAACCCACATTTACCGTCACGGTGCTCTCCCATTTGAGCTATGCGGCACATCGCCCGCGACACTTAACTATAATTAACCTAAAACACTATCTATGAGACTTATGAAAACACTGTTTCTCGGGCGATTTTTCTCTTTTATATTTTTGGTATTTATCCCATAATTCACTTGGGGTAAGGGTGCGATAGTCGCTGACCCTGTTACCACGGGCCAATTCTTCCATCATCGTTTGGTTGTATTTTTAATTGGGGGGTTGATATCGCCTTCGCTCAATTTTAGAGCTTCATTGACAATAGTATGGAAGGTTGATATGTCCAAATCAATGGCTGTATCAACAGGTTGATTGTTAACAAACTTCCAGATTCTATTAGTTAAAAGGTCATAAGTAACCACATAGCCACAGGGGAAGGTCAATGTCATTCTATACTCAGATGCATAGATGCTACAGTTAGGCATAACGCCATCCTCATTGTAAATACCCCCATTCTCCAGGGCATACTTACGCACCTTATATGCGCGTGGGCTGTTGCTCTCATAATTTAGTGCCTTCCAGGCACCAAATTGGGATAAGCCGAAGATCCGGCAGATATCTTTCTGAAGACCTCTCGGAATAATTATGGAACGCTTCATACTATAGGTCTCCGGTAATACAGATTAGGAAAAATGCTATCCACATTAGAACGGTGCCGACAATTATATAGCCGGCGATCTCGAGTCCTTCAAGAATGTTCTTCAGGAGCTCTTTTTGTCTCTTTTTCATGTCTGTAATTATTTGGTTTGTGTTGAAAATTCTCACCAGTTGTGGTTGTTTAATCATATTTTTATACTTTTGTATCGGGGTTGCATTACAAAACCCTGATGCAAATATAAACAAAGTTTTTATTTAACAACAAAAATATGAACTAAATTTCGATAAAAATATAAATTTTGTTGCGATTTAGTCATAAGTACCATAGGTATGGGGACAATCAAAAGAGTTAAAAAGGTAATTAATTGGCTTATATTTAAAGAGTTTGCGAGCAATGAACGCGAGCTATCTGAATTGCTTGGCTATACAAAGTCCTCGTTCAGCCAATTAGTGAACGGAAAGGTTCCCCTATCTGACAATTTTATTGATAAATTATGCAGCCTTGACCCAAATATAAACTCTGTTTGGATTACAACAGGAGAAGGAAACATGTTCTTAGATACATCTATTGTATCTGAGCTCCAGCACGAGCAACAGGAGAAGCATAATCTACGTGCACTGCCTCTTATTCCTACTACTGCATTCGCCGGTTATGGCACTTTAGCCTATGAAGACCTTATAGTAGAAGACTACTATATAATTCGAGAGTTTTGCAACGCAGATTTTCTATTGAGAGTCAAAGGGGACTCTATGGCACCTCGATTTAAGTCGGGCGACATCATTGCTTGTAAAAAAATTGATGAAATTACATTTTGGCAATGGCACTGCATCTATGCCATTTGCACAAAAAGCCAGGGCGTACTTATAAAGCGGGTGGAAAAAGGCACTGATAGCGAATCTCTTTGCCTCGTTTCTGAAAATCCGAAATATGCACCATTTCAATTGCCGAAGGATGATATCTTAGCGGTCGCACTTGTACTCGGAGCCATTATAATCGAATAAGCTCAAAACGAAACGCGACACAAATTCCACACACACCCAAAACACACACTTCACGCCAGTTAACATGCTCTTAAATGCCATTTAAGGGCTTTTTAAATGTGTTTGATTTATGCACAAGGGGGGTCTTGAGTGCGATTTTTGGCCTTTTTTAGCCCTTTTTTTGTCATTAAACCCTCATTATAGCGCTCTTTTTTACTCGTTTTTGTATCCCTAAATGTATCCCTAATAGACGCATTTCGTTTTGATATTGCCCTTTTTTGTATCCCTTAATGTATCCCTAAATGTATCCCTAACGGCTTGAACACCTCTTTTTACTCCGGACTCATTCCGCTCCTTTTAAGCCCACGATCCGCTCACAAAGCACTCCGTTAAACCGCCATTTGAACACCATTAAAACGCCTCTATTCCGGCACCACCCGCCGGACGATACCACACCACCCAAAAACAAAAAAGCCGCTTACATGGCCTTAAAAACCATTATAAGCAGCCGCATCCAACCCAAAAACACCCCCAATGTAACCAAATGTAAACCTATGTAAACCCCAAACGTTAAAACACACCGTTCAAACACCCCCCAAATGTAAACCAAATGTAAACCAAATGTCACATTTCGTTTTGACACACCGCCCCAACCCAAAACCACCCAACCACCTACATATCAACCAACTACACCCACACCACT